GCGCAAACTGGCCGATCCCGGTGATTATCGTCTTGACGGCTTCACCGATAAACGACACTACGTTCACCAGTAGCGTCCAGAAGTCGCGGAGGATGTTGTAGAAGAACTCCCCGATCTGTTGCAGTAGCTCCCATAGCCTTCTACCGAACTCCGGGAAGATCAGGGACAAGGCCGTAAGTACGGAGATAACTACAAGGATAGTCGCCACCAGGGGACCGAAGGCAGCCACAAGACTAGTCCATATGCCTGACATGACCCCAAAGATGGACTGCAGGACGCCTACAATGATGTTGTAGACGGTCTGGACTATTGTCATGAGAAGGTTCCCTATCCCCTGAATGACAGCCCATATCGCGTTCAGCACACCGGATATGACGTCATAGATGGCTTTGAATACTCCCTGGAAGAAGCTGCCTATACCGTCAAAGATCCCCCCGATTCCCCCTTCTACAAGGTCCCCTATCCCTGCGAACAGGCCATCTAGCAGCGCTTCCAGTGGCTTGCCGATAAGCCAGTCGAACAGCTTCATTATCCCCCACACGATAAGGTCTTCTAGCAGGCCAAGTAGCCAGTTACCGGCGTCTTCTAGGGTGTCTTCCAGACCCCCCATCTGTCTCCTAGACCACGGCTCACCAGGCCTTGCTACTCCCCACGCCGCCCTGGAAAGCTTGTACCCGGTAGGAATAGCTACGGATAGCAATGAATCGAATATCTGTTCGGTGGTCTGTTGCGCCTTCTTCGCCGTTCCTAGCCAGGAAGACACAAAGCTACGGACAAGCTGGCTTACGTGGGATCTGATTATCCCCACGACTTCCTGTGCAGCCCCCACCATCACCTGTGAGAACGTTGACAGCGTACTTGTAGCGTATTCCAGGTTCTGTCCTAGAAGCTGCGCCTGTCCATTGACATAGGATAGCACTTCCCCGGCTGCATCCTCCTGATCAATTAGTGGCCGTACAAAGCTGTTCATTGCCCTGAACAGGCGAACGGTCTCCTCAAAGTCCTTGGCATAGGTTCCAAAGAAGTTGAATAGCCAGTCGCCAGTGACCTTGTACAGTTCAGGTGCTTCTATCCGTAGTACTTCTACTAGCGTCTTGCCGTCCCTGCTAACTCCACTTGCTACCGGTCCGCCAGCTGCGTACCCGCGCCAGGTCCTTAGCAATAGCTCCCTTACCCACGGCAACGCCATCATCCAACGGGGGACAATGAACTCCCCAGGCTCCAGCATCGCAGGGACCTTGTCCCCCGTACCGGTCCCTGGCACCATGCCGCCGGTCTGATAGGGGACGTAAGCTGCATTCCGCATCGTTCCAGCGATGGCCTTCGCAGCTTCCTGGCCTAGAAGGTTCCCAGCGTCAAAGATCCCAGGACTGTCGGCAAAGCCTAGTCCAAGCGTAAGTCCAGCTTCGCTAAGTTCAGGACTTGTAGCAAACCCTTCAGCTAGCTCAAAGGCTCCAAGCTGATACGATTCAGTCAGCATATCTACCATCTGACTGAAAGTACCAGGTGCGACAGGGGGAACTCCAAACTTAGCCGTCAACGCCTCATATTCAGGCGACCCCGGTGGCGCAAGTTCAGCTCCCTTGCCTGTCTCATACCCGAAGATCATTCCCTGGTATCCCTTGTACGCAGCTATGGCAGCCGTAACGGCCAGTACAACGGGAAGCAGTGCTGCAAACTGACCGGTCACGGCGGCAACGGCGGTAACTGTACTGGCGGCCCACCCGACAAGTTTGACTGCTACTATCGCTCCCAAGGCCACTGCCAAGGCCTTGGCACTGGTAGACCAGTTCTCAAAGGGGTTAGTACCAGTGAAGTACTCCACTATCTCCCCTATGCCGTCAAGGACGCTAGCTAGTGCTTCGCCTACCTTCCCCAGCGCTTCCCTGATCCCGAACAGGTCAACCTTCCATGCTACCCAGACAAGACTTCCAAGTAGTGTCAGCTGGAACATGGTGTTGCTTAGGAGCCCTAGCGCAGCCTTCACGCCTATGATCAACCCCACGACTATCGCCAGTTCCCCGAACATCTTTATAAAGTAGCGCAAGGCATCGGAGTTCTGTGAGATCCATTGTCTTACCTGTTGTAGCTTTTTTACTAGCGTGTCGGCCCACTCCGCGGGGTCTCCAGGGATAAAGATGTTGACAATCTCCCTCCACACGCCTGTCAGTGCTTCCCTGACCCGCGAAGTCTGGACCTGGAAGGACCCCCATGTCTTAGCGAACGCCGCGTCAAGTGCACCAGTAGCATCTGCAGCCTGGCCAGTACCGGCACGTATTAGACCCATGATAGTGGCCATCTGCCGCATGTCACCCTTGGACTTGGCATAACGCTCAATGCCTTCTACAAGTCCATACTGTTGAATTAGCCAGGCCTTCCCTTCCCCCTGTATCTGTCTGAATATCCTGGTAAGCTGGCCGACATCCGCACCTTCCTGGTGCATCCTTCCCAGTACGGTGATAAGTTCTTCTAGTGGTACTCCTAGCGCCTTGGCTTCGTACCCGATGTCTCCTACGATGGAAGCGATCTCCCCTAGCGGTACCTTGGTGGCGAACAGTAGATCGGCTACGCGGTCAACCTCATTAGCGGCCAGGCGGTATGTTGACATCACCTGCGCGATCTGTGCAGCCGTGGTATCTACCGCTTGTCCACTTGCTACTGCCGCCTTGGCAGCTGTCTGGTATATCCTGAAGGAACTGGCAGCGTCATACCCGGAGGATGCGATAGTATCTACCGCCTTGACCCCCATAGATGCAGCATGGCCGAACTGAATGGCGACGTCCTGAATCGCCTTACTTATCCCCCCCATCTGCTTCTCACCGACGTCAAGACGCGTCCAAAGCTGCCGCAAGCCAGTGTCAAGCTCCACAACGGACTTATATGCCGCCTTGATCTCCCTGGAGATTGCCTGGAAGCCTACAAAGGCAGCCGCTACCTTGACCGCCGATCGGGTCAGGCTATCTAGACCCCCGGATAGACCGTTGACGTCTCCCTTGACCTGATTCAGGACACGTGACGCTTCATTCCTTGCTTTGATTGTTATCGCAAGTTCTTTAGTAGCTGCCACTTATCGGTTCCTCCTAGGTCCCTTAGACTTGTTAGCCTTCTTCGCTTCTTCCATCTTCTTCTGTTCTATGTCTGCTACTATGTTGTCCAGCGCCACCATGGCTTCTACCCACAGGTTAGGTTGATTGTGTATCCCCCCATCTGTGTACGTTATGCCGTTTTTGTACATCCCGTACATCTGTAGCCAGGCAGCATCTTCGCTATCTACAATGTTCGCTGGACACGTGTACAGCATAACCCGCTCACCCCCCATGTCCAGTGTCATGGGGATGGTAAGCTTTGTATTGCACGGAACGGGTGACCGTATATCGGTACACCCGTTCCTTGCTTTGCATTCCATGGTATGCCATCGCTTGTCCATGTCTTCTAGAACATGGACAAGCAATGTCAGTTTCCCAGCTCCTCCTTGGACAAGGTAGACCCACGGGTGATGGCATCCGCAAGCTCAACGCGGAGATCCGCCGGTAGCCACGCCGCGAACCATTCCTTCTTCTTATTGTCCGGCCACGTGTCTTTGTACTCAACCGCTTCCCCCGTAGCAGCGTCAATTAGGTTCTTTACCGTAACAATCCCAGCCGATAGGATGTCAAACTCCCTCATGTACCGCGTACCAGGGTTCAGTTCCATCTCCGTTGTGGCGTCTAATTCCTGGGATTCCGCGGCCTTCTGCATCGCCGCGATCGGCATCCTAAGCTTGGGGGTGGCGTCAGACATGATCTTGTTGTACAGGTCATAGGGAAGCCCTTTGAGAACAAAGACCGTCCGTTCCTTCTCATCTAGACCACGATCCGCTACCGGGACGTATTCCCAGCTGGACAATCTGTTATGTACCTTCATATATCCCTCCTTGTGACCTTGGCCATCTTGTGACCTTGGCCGTCCAGTTACTGTGACGGGGGTAGGGGGGATTCCCTACCCCCACCCGCAATCCGCGACTGTTGGAACGTTCCAACGTCTATTCTCCAGAAGCCGCGAACTCCAGCTTCACTTCGTCATCTCCCAGGTTCCGTACGCAACGGAATGGGATGTCGTATGTACGGATACCGTCGCGGTCCCCGTACCCGATCTCCATAAGCTGCGCCTTGGGTACTTTGAGCCTGAAAGAAGCGTCGGCGTTGGCAATCTGATAGCTAATCTCCCCAAGGACAGGTGCCTCCAGTAGTGAATACCAGTCATGATCGGCCATGCTAGTGACTTCAGGGTCGAACCGACCTTCAGGGTTCCTATCGGCCAGCACGATCTCACTTACGGCATGGCTAGCCGTGATGGAAGACAGTGCGGCTACATCCCAGTTCATGTTGACAGTCAAGCTGTTCACCACCGGAATCGGGTCCTGATTCATTGCTACAAGGATACCCCCCATACACTTCATTGGAGCCACCCCAAGATCGGCCCATGCTGTAGGCATGTCCGCGTCTGTCGGAGCCTGATAAAGTCCCTGCATCGTGAACGTGGCCACGGCAAACTCACCGGCAGTGAAGTCGAACTCAACGTTCCCGCGGCAACCGGGGATCTTCCACAGGTGGCCATCGTAGTTGACATAGATCGTGCAGGACCCCATTCCTGTACTAACAGGTGTCCAGACACCTGACCCGGTTTCGGCAAACCCACACGCTCCAAGTAGCGCCGCGAAGGGAGCGATGGGTTCGGTCTTGTCCTGACCAGCCGTCAGCTGAATCTCCCAGCTGAAGGATACGTCTACATACTTCTTCCCAGCACGACCCTCACGCGGGGATAGACTAGCGTCCATCGCTTGTGGGTCATTGAACGTGATGTTAGGACTAACATCTACATCGTAGACGGCAATAAAGTCGGTCTCCGCATCGGGGGTAACCTCAATCCCATACGTGTCCTCCGCTTTCACCAGTAGCATCGTTCTTTCAGTCAGTTTCGGCATCATAACCTCCCTTGTTCACTAGCTCAATCAGCATCGCCTTGTTAGCATTATGCGGATATGGCACTTGCTTAGCGTCAAGTAGTTCCTTCAGTTCCGCCTTAGTCCGTTGGTCTACTATGGCCTCCACCAAGGGAATATCTACTTCGGCTGCTGGCTTGGTGACGGTCTCAACCGGCGGACTAGGTGCCCGCTTCAGTTTGCGCTTAGGTGTTCTATACTTTGTCATCTATTCACCCCACGGCTGAATATCTTTCACGTTCCCGGCAACGCACCTGCACGAAAACGCTTCCCAGGAAAGACCGTTCATCTTCCCGCCATAGCACCTTGTCATATCTGATCTCCCATTCATCATAGGAGATCCTTTCCCTCCCTATAACCGGGTCCTGTTGGTGGGTAAGTAGCACTTCCACAATAGCCTCCGCATACCTGGAACGTTGCCGCTGCAGGATGCTGGGATCTCCATGTTTCAGTAGCACTACTATAGCAATGTTGTGTGACATGTCCATAAGATACCCGGTGGTAAGCTTGACATCTATTGTAGTAGAACCTGGAAGAATCACCACAACCGGGAAGTCCCCCGTACCGAACAGCGTGTGCTTATCGTCGTAGGCAAGTTCGTACCGGTTTGGTAGCGGCAGGTCAACGTGCGGATACTCCGCCGCAACGCGTGGGAACTCACCGGACTGTGTCTCACCGGTCCTGGCTTCCAAGGCATACGGCAAGTACTTCTGTAGCAAGGTAAGTATCGCTTCCTGTGCACGTTCCATTATTCAGCACCGCCTACAAAGTCTGATATGATCTCCTCCAGCCTGTCAATGAAGGCATCCGATAGCGCCATAGGGGGTCGGGAGGGTAGGTTCTTTGTCCCTTCCTGGTGGTATACCGCGTACGGTACCCGCGTCCCCACCTTCACTCCGCCATATTCTTTGCGGACTATCGTGTCCACTGTACCTACTGTTAGCGACCTTTTCAGTGTCCCGGTAAGTTCCAGCACACCAGCCGTCGGGTAGTGCTTCGCCTTCCAGGCAGCGTATGCCGGGGATAGGTCCTCCCACCCGCGGCTCCAGTTGACCTTGTTATCTTCCAGGAACGCACTGGTGATCTTGTCCGCAATGGGGGAGATGTCTCCAGCACGCCTGTCAATGTCTTCTAGCCATGCCTGAACGCCATCTTGTCCTTCTAGCTTCGCTTCTACCACGACGTCTCCTCCATGCTGAATACAGGACGTCGCACTTCACTGTGGGATACTTTCCTATGCCTGCCTGCATCTGCACAAGTGTTGGGGTACTTTGTGATAATGTCCACTAGCCGCTCCCACTTCGCCATGTATTCCTTCTCCCTTTCCGTACTGTCTGACACAAGACCTGAATACGCGGACATCACCCGCGCCGCAACGTAGCCAAGGATACCCGAACGGATAAGTGCCAGCGTGATCGGAGAAGACGATGTCACAGGAACGACTATCCCCGCATTGTGCAGCATCCCGTTGGTGATCCCTTCAGCTTCTACAATGAACTGTTCTATGTCATTCACAGTCGGAGAAGTCGTATCCGACCATCTATCGTTCAGTTCACGTTCCAGGTCAGCTACCGTTATGTACATCGTGTCCTCCTACTTTGTACGTTACGCGGTCTTTCCATTCTTCCTGCTTCCCAACGTTCCAGGCTTCTACGGGTCTAAGGTATCCCACAACCCGTGAATACACCTCACACCTTGTCCGCTCCTCCATGGGAATGACCGTGCCATCCGGCAGCACAAGATCGTCCGGTCGGGGGGGGATAGATTCCCCCCCCATCCCGACGTGCTGACCCGTTCTATCGGCCATCTGCACCTACCAGCTGAACTTCATTCCGCCCATGACCCACGCCCCACCAAGGGGAGCGTCAGGTTGAATGACGTAGGGAAGGTTAGCGGATACGTCTAGCATGATCCCATTCCAGTTGGCAACGCACGATACGCCTACAAAGCACACGGCGCTGGACACCTGGAAGCCATGTACGCATCCGAACAACCCGATGTTACCCCCTACGCGGATGTTGGTACTCACGTTACGCAACGGCTGTACGCGTAGACCGTACCACCCGTCAATGTACATCGGGTTCCCGATCTCCAGCGTAGTAAGCATGTACCCGGCATCCCACCCCGCGGCCAGGTAGGGATATGCTACCGAACCGCTAGGGATAAGCGTCACACCGACTACAGGCCCCGCCATTGCGCTCATACCGATACAAGTTGCCGCTAGAACACACGCGATTAGCTTATTCATCTGCACGCTCCTAGTACATTGCCTTACCCGGCAAGGATGTTGTGAATGAAGCACCCTAGACCAGCGCCTACAACCTTGAACGCACTGATCTCATAGGTCTCCACTAGCCACGACTTGCGGTCTTCGTCCCAGTACTTGCGCGTCCGCATAGGTTGCGCCTCAAAGGTATAACCGGCGGTAGGCATCATGAGCCCCGGTGTCGGCGCAACGTAAGCCGCCAGCACCCCCTCCGGCCACACGTTAGTGAACGTAGGCTCCATACCAGCCGGAGCGGTGTTCACGATCGTATTGCCGACAAGGACCCGGTCAATCTCCAGTAGCGCCGCAAGGAGATCCCTTGTCAGCACGGCCCGCTGGGTATACCGGATACGATCAAGGATACCTTGATCTTCGGCAATGACCTCCCACACGGCTGGCGACACTAGCAACGTGTTAGGTCGCTTGGCACCAGTACCGCGGACAAGATCAAACGCAGCCTTGATGTCGCCGATAATAGTAGCACCAGTGGCATCCCACGGCGTAGAAGTCACAGTGATGTCTATGTCATTAGCCCACACGCCAGTCCGAAAGATCATGTTCGCCAGGTTGGTCTCCAGGCGAAGATGAACCTTGTCCGCCGTGTAGACCGCCGCCGACGCCATAAGGTCAAGCGGGGGGTCCTGATTCTTCAGGATACGCTCCGGGAGCGGCTGCTTCACGCCGTACTCCTCCGCAACGTAGGGTTCCTTGGACAGGATCATTCCGGCCACAGGGGTGGTATCCCCTGGTGCGACTACACGCGCTTCATTGCGGAACCAGTTACCCGGATCGTACACAAAGTAGAAGTCGGATTCCCTGCCGTTAGTCTGAACGACCGGGAATACACGATCCCACACGTACTCCGGGTTGCGATAGGCTACACTAATGCCCGTCAGTGCACGATCTTCTTTCACCATATCACGTGTTGGATTCATTCTTACCCCCTGTTACCCTTCGTCCCCGGCTCCGATACGGCCAGCCGGTACAATGAATACGGAGATGACACAGTCGTCCTTCGCACCCTCAAGTGCGATGGCAAACTTCGCGTCCGCGTCTTTCGCCAGCGTCAGGAAGCCGCCATCATCTGTGGTAAGGTACTCACCTGGAAGGATCTGTCCGTTATCCGTATTGACCCATGCCGGGGTGATCCCCGCCATGACAACGTTCACAACCGCCAGTTCCTTCCCCCCTTCCTGCGCAATCCCGATCGGCCCTTCTCCAGACATCGTGTGCTCAATGTCCCCCGTAGGGTTCAATTTGACCGCGCGATACTGGACTACGGTCTCATCGTCTTCTACGTACCAGGTGTTAGTGAACACCATAGGAAACTTTCCGTATGCCATGTTCTACCTCCTAGGCAATGTTGCGCATCGCATTGCGATACGCGGCTACAGGGTCGGTCCCGGCACGGATAGCATCACTAATAGCCTTGGCCCGACGTTCCTCCAGGTCCCCCTGGACCTCCGCGCTAACGGTGCCCTTCTCACCAGACACCTGGTGCGCGATTCCTTCCTCCACAAAGCGGACCGCCTTCTCCGGGGACAGATCGTACAGCTCCACAAAGAAGTTGACCTGTGCAGGAATAAGCTTCCCTTCGGCAATGAACTTTTTCACAAGTGCATCGCGCTTCTCCTTCGCAGCTTCGGCTTTGATCGCGCTAAGCTCCTTGCTAGCCTTGTCCGCTTCCTGTGTCTTGGCTTCCAGTTGCTTTGTTAGTGCACTGTTCTGTTCGGTAAGTGCTACCACCTGTGCATCCCTTTGCTTATAGGCCAGACACAGTACTTCTACAATGTCTTGCCCATCGGCAACGGTGATGCCGTTCTCCGCAAGGAACTTCTCCATCTTCTTGTCCATGTTCTTTACCTCCATGCCAGGTTCGCTGGCCGTGATTGATACGATCCCAGTGGGAGGGTACGTGAAGTCCCCTTCGCGTAGGATCTCAACCCACTCCGCGTTCGCATCTATCGCTTGTAGTCCCTTCAGGAACGGCCTGTTAGTAAGCGTGAATGCGAACAAGACGTTCGGAGTTACCACGCCGCTTTCAGGATCTACGTAGGGACCTATCTCCACAGAAGGGTAGCGGTACTTCTTCGTAGATATAAGCTCCTTCCCTTCCTCCGTCCAGTCCACTTTGGCCCACAAGGCCACCTTCGCCGGGTCGGCGCTGGACTTATCTACCTTCAGGTCCCGCACCCACCCCACGGCTCCAGTATCCGGCTGGTGCGATACGTCAACCGATATGTCAACGCCACGCACGTTCTTCCTGAAGTTCTCCACTATCTGCGCCATGGAGATCGGTTCGGCGAAGACAACGGCGCTCCCCTTCAGGGATGCCAGCGCTATGCGGATCGCCTTCCCTTCACAGTCTTCTCCCCCCTTCGCTTGGCAGTCCGCAAGGACAGCGTTAGCTACCTTCAGTGCCTTCTCCAGGTCTTCTCCAGTCAGGTTTTTGAACGCATCAGGCTTGTTCTTTGTGCTCCAAGGCATAATCACGCTCCTTCTACAGCTACTTGCGGCAGGCCCACAAGATCCCTTACTTGATTCTCAACCGCTACGTCCGGTGTGATAACTCCAGCCTTTGTCAGCTCCGCAATCCCAGACATAATATCACTTATGCTACGCTCCGGGATCTTTGCACAGTGCAGTCGCGGTACCCCAGCTCCGCTCCCAAAGTTGTACCTCACAAGATCCGATATTCCCCCATTCTCACCAGCATGACCGTGTGTGAATACTTCTCCGATGTTATCCGCTATCCCCTGCAGCGATAGCATAAACAGCCCCGTCTGATCCGCCGATACTGACCTGCTACCGAACTTGGCTTCTCCCAACGCAAGGAACTCCGTAAGCACAGATCGCAAGATCAGCATGTCATGATGTCTGATGCTGTCAAGGACGTTTGTACCAGTCCCCTGTTGTCCGGTAAGGACCTTCACTACTTTATCCGGGTCGCTCCCAGCTGGCAGCATGATGTAGCTTGCCTCATTAGATTGCAACGTCCTGGCAGCTGCTTCCAGGGAAGCCCTGTCTGCAGAAGATGTCCCCTCCGGTGGGGATACGATAGGTACCCCTACCCCGTACCGCTCATGGCGGATGGCGTCAATCTTGTACAGGACATCCTTGATCTTCCAGTGCTTATATGCCGCACGAAAGATGGACACCCCCGCAAAGTTGAGCCCAACCTGCCTGTTGGTGAACCGCAATATGCGGTCAGCTGGGATGGTGAATTCCCTGTATTGCCCCGTATTAGTGTCCATTGCGTATTGTACGATGGACACAAGTTCACCATTCCTTACGTTCCACTGTTCGATCGTCCATGGTAGACGGGGGGATAGCTTCTCCCACACGATCTGTCCATCTGAATGCCCGTATACGACCTCAAAGATAAAGTGACCGTACAGTAGGTAAGATAGCGCCTGTTCTAGCGTCCTTTGGAAGTCAGGCCACAGGTTCTCCCCTACAAAGTCAGCTATCCGCCTGTCTGTCCGCTTGTCTGATGCCGGGACAAGATCCCACTCCGCCGCCAGTAGGGGGAGGGTGATAGCATACCAGATCGCGCTACAAGTACCATCGGATCTGATCATCTTATCTACAGTATCCGCCGTGAACTCACTAAGGTAGTCTTCCCCTAGCACGTCGGATACGCTTTGCGGACGCTCAATGCGGCCCGATACTATGACTGAACCTGTCTGTCCGATCTCCGCCATCACAGCCCCTTTTCAGCACACCGCTTTGCGATCTCCTTATGGAGCCCTATGCTGTCTTCCATCTCACCGTTCTTTATCTTAGTCGCCATGTTCGCCGCCGCAAGCTGCCATGCCGATACCCACTCCTCCTTCGCCTTCGGCGACAGTGAGTATGCCGATGCCGGGGTACGGGTTAGCTCACCTGCCATTATACCGTCTTGTGTGTCATAAAGGTCAATGCGGATAAACGGCAATAGGATCTTACTGGCCAGCACCTGCATCTGTGCTTCGGCGTCTTCTATCACGTTAGCTTCAGGCGCCCTTATGCTACGGTCTATAGACTCCCCCTTAGCTATAGGCGCAACCATGGGTTGCCAGTTCGGGTAGAACCATTGCATATTCAGTGCCAGTCTATCGTGCCACTTCCTGCGCATGATGCTGATGGCCTTGGGTTGACCGGCGAAGCAGTAGAACTTTATGTCATCTGGTAGCCCTCCCCTTCTACCTACTAGCAGTTCTTCTACTAGCCACTTACCCCCCAAGCCGCTCCTATTGCTTTCACTCACAAGCCATTCCCGCCAGTGATCAAGTTCCTTCGCCTTGCCGGTGGCCGCGTTCTCCCACAACCCGTTCTTATTGCGACGTAGGCCGATAGCAGCATGTCCGCCGTAGCCACGCTTAGGCTTTATAAAGCCTGATCCGTTATCTTCTAGCGCCTGGAACGCTTCATCTAGGGGAATGGCGGTCGGGACGATAAGCTTAGCAATCTTCCCCCCTAGACCGCCTACAAGTTCCCGTAGCACCATCTTGTTACCGGTGTTGTTATATAGCCACGCCACTTCGCTGGGAAGGTTCTCCTTGGCCCACCGTGTCTGTTGAATCCGTAGGACGTCAATGAATCGTGGCGTCTTTACTTGTCCTACGATCTCAATGCCTTCCTGGGATACGCTAGTATTCACCTGCTTCGCTACTACACACTGCACGCGCGCCTTGCCGGGACCACGACGTAGCTGATCAATGAACACGTTCATTGCTTCATCTATACCGTCTACGATTAGCCGGACAGTACCATCATTAGCGTTCCACACAAGACCGTTCAGACCAAGTTCTTCCCCGATCTGTTGTACCCACTTCCTGTAGCCTACGTTCTGCACTAGGCCCCTTACTGTGATCTCATACGCCACTTTCCCTCCTT